CCGGTTACAACGCAACCGTTGTTGGGATAGGTGGTTAATGGCGATTGCAGAACTTTACAGCGGCACCGAAGCGGTCAGCACGACTGAACATTCGATGACCACGGACACCGCCGGTCCTGACGTTGACACTACTGACGGTGTGTTTCAGGTGTGGCTCGATGTCAGCGACATGATCGCGGGTGATCAGTTGCAGATCAGGATTTACGAAAAGGTAAGGTCGGGAGACACGCAAAGAGTCGTGTACGAAGCTGTACTGACCGGCGCTCAAGCCCAGCCTATCTGGGTGAGTCCGTCGCTCATCATGTTGCACGGATGGGATGCAACTCTCGACGCTCTTGCTGGAACGATCACGGTTAACTGGTCGATCAGGCAACTCACATGAGTTGGATGTACCAGCCGATGATGCCCTCCACGGCATCGGCCCCTGTTGCGGGAACTGGTTTTAAGTCCCTGTTGGGAGTCGGTCTTTCGTTACTCGTCGCGGCATGGACGGTCCTTATTGCCCGGTTTGAGTAAATGTCCCTGCTGCTGCTATTCAACAGTGGGGACTTTGTACCGCCTGAACCAGATCCGACACCAACCATCACCCCCTCCGGTGGGTATGGAATTGGTGCTTACGACCGCACCCTGCACAAGCGCAGGAAGCTCAAGAAAGACCTTGAGGATGCTGAAAGACAAGAACTAGCCGACCGCCTAGAGGCTGTTCTAGTTGCTGATGGCTCGCTCAAGCAGAGCGAAGCCGATCTATTAAGGATCAAAGGTCTCGTCAACGAGTATGGCGACGACCTGCCAAATCGTGTTCGCAGAGCTGCTTTGTATGCAGATCGTGCAAGAACCGAGATGGCCATACAACTTGCCTTGAGAGAAATCGCAAGGCTGCAAGAAGAAGAAATGCTCGCGGTGCATACCGCGCTGATGTTCGACGACTAACCGACTGGGGCCGGTCGCCCCTGCAATTGAGAGAACGATGGAAACTGAAGCCCTCGCGGGAGATGTCCCCGCGCCTGACGTTGTTACGCCCGCTGAATCGTCACCAGCACCCGAGACTGCGGAAACAGTCACCGCCGAAACCGGCAAACCTGACCCGGATGTCATATCCCCGGTCCAGAAGCGTTTCGACAAGCTGACATGGGAAAAGGGAGAACTTGCCCGCCGCGCCGAAATGGCAGAGCGCAGAGCAAGGGAACTGGAGGAGCGGCTTTATACCAGGCAAGAGCCTGAGAAAGTCGAGTCCAAAGGCCCGCCAACGCTTGCACAGTTTGAATACGACGAGGCCAAGTACGCGGCCGCAGTCCTTGAATACACCAGAGCCGAAGCATCCAAAGCCGCCCAGGAAGTTCTACGAACTGAACGGGAAAAAGAAAAGGCAGAGGGCAGGGCAAAGAGTTTCAGGGAACGCGAAACCGAGTTTTCGGCCAAGACGCCTGACTATCGAGAAAAAGTCTACAGCTCAGAGTTCATGGCCGTTCCGATCCTACCGGAAGTGGCTGCACTCATTGCTGAGAGCACCGATGGTCCGGGAATTGCCTACTACCTAGCAGAGAACATTCCTCTTGCTGCCGAGATTGCTCGGTTGCCGCCGATGTTAGCCGCAAGGGAAATAGGAAAGATCGAAGCAAAACTGGAACAGGCGAAGGCTACTCCCGCTCCCGTTGTCAGCAAAGCCCCTGCGCCGCCGCCCAAGGTGGATGCGGTCGAACCCGACGTAAAGAAGGGCATAGACGATCCGACCATCTCAGACGCTGAGTTTGCGGCGATCAGGAAACGACAAATTGCACAACGAAGGAATATGTAAATGGCTAACTCGTTAGTCACCATTGATATGGTGACAAAAGAAGCCCAGCGTATTAATAGCTAGTACGCTCTAAATGCTGTGAATTCGGTGGACCCCGTCAGTTTCTTATGCCATAATAAACGGCATGAGAAACCCGGCAACACCGAGCCAAGACTTGTACTGCTCAATATGCGACTCCTGGAAGCCGCGAGCAGAGATGACCGCGCAATCTATCCGTGGAGTTCACAGGCGATGCAAAGCCTGTCAGAACGTCTACGAGGCCAGATACAGAGAACGCAACCGCGAGGACTGCAACCGCTACCAAAGAGAGTGGCGGGCCAAGAATCGCGAGAAACTTAGCCAACAAAACCGGGCTAGGCGTCAGGCAAAGATTCTCAAAGACGAGAAAACTTACCGGCGATGGGAAGCAGAAAAACAAACCCGTTTGACTGCTGCGGCAAAAGAACAATGCTTTGTCGCTTACGGAGGTTGGAAGTGTCGCTGTTGTGGCGAGACTGAAAAGACCTTCCTGACCATAGACCACGTTCATAACAACGGCTCTAAGATGCGCGAAGTTCATGGGCAGACTGGAAAGCTCTATCGGTGGTTGAGACGAAACAACTACCCAGAGGGCTTCCAGATCCTGTGCATGAACTGCCAATTTGGGAAACGCATGAACAATGGCGTTTGTCCCCATACAAGTAAGGTGTAACGACTATCCCGCAAGGGAGTACGGCCAATAGGCCGGAAGCGCAGCACGCCGAAAGGTGATGAGATAGTCTGAACTGCATAGAAATATGCAGCAGCCGAAAGGCGGGGATGCCTTAGAAACATCCCGAACATAATTGTGCCCACGAAAAGTTGTCCTATCTTGGGACGATCAATCGGCAGTACGACGACAGCTTCGCAAAGACGGGCGCGAAGGTCGGGGCATCGCTCCGCATTCGTGAACCCAACCAGTACGTCCGCCGTACCGGTTCCCGTGTCATGGACGTTCAGGAACAGGATGAGTCGGCAGTCACCGTCACTGTGGCAACACAGGACGGCGTTGACATGCGCTTCAACTCTGCTGAACTTGCTCTGTCCATAGACGACTTCTCAAAGCGGTACATTGAGCCTGCGGTAAAGGTTCTTGTCTCGGGTATTGAGTCGGACGTTCTCCAGGCCCAGACCAAGCTGGTTGCCAACCTCGTCGGTACTGCCGGTGCGGTTCCGGGTGCCTCTGGGGATATCAGCGCTATTGGACAGGCCCGCGCCCGTCTCAATCAGTTCCTTGCTCCTAAGGAAGATCGTTCACTCCAGATCGACTCTGACACGATGGCGTCCATTGTGAACGGTGCGAAAGCCCTGTTCCACGATGGCTCGCAGGTGAAAGAGGCTTTCCGCGAAGGCTACTACAGCCGTGCTGCGGGCTTCGACTGGTATGAGAACGAGCGCATCCTTGCGCTTACGAACGGTTCGGACCACACCTCCGTCACCATCAACGATGCGTCCATTGCATCGGGTGACACGTCCCTGACGATTGCCGGTGCCAACTTTACGGCTGGCTCGGTTTATACGTTCGGTACGGGTGGCACTCCGGTTCTTGCGGTTCATCCTGAGACCAAGGCGGCGTATTCGTTCCAGAAGCAGTTTGTTGCTCTGGCTGCGGGTACGACCTCGCTGACGTACAACACGAACCAGGGCTATATCAGCACTGGCGCGCGTCAGAACGTCAACACGCTGCCGGTCAACGGTGATGCAGTGACCTTCTTCGGTACTGCCTCGGCAACCTACAAGAATGCGCTGGCGTATCACCGCGACTTCGCCACGTTCGTCACGGCGGACCTTCCGCTGATGGACGACGCGGCCAAGTGTGTGCGCCGGGTGCAGGACGGCCTCTCAATGAGGGTGTGGCAGGGTTCCGATATCCGCAATGACGAACTGCTCATGCGTATCGACATCCTGTATGGCTACAAGGTGCTCAAGCCGGAATGGGCTTGCCGCATCAACTGCTCGTAAGGAGGAAAGAAAATGGCTGCTCAGGATTATGAACAGGCGTTTTACGGCGCTCCGGCAGGCGGTCAGGTTGGTGCCAGCTCCACGGAGAAGGTTGGGTTTTTCGGCGCAACGCCGATTGCCAAGCCCTCCGTGACTTGGCCCAACACGGCTACTGCCACCACGACACTGAATGAAACGAAATGTCAGCGTCTGATGGTTGCGCTTGTGAACTTGGGTCTCATCGTCACAACTTGAGGCATTGGGAGCGGGGATGAGATATCTCGTCCTCGCTCCCTCTCTTATGAGCAATCAGTTCTACGACGAAGGCCCACCGGCTACTGGAAAGAAGGTGATGCTGGCGACTCCATCCTATGGAGACCCCGCCGCTGTTTACACCTTTGCCATATCCAGGACTAGGGAAGCTTTGTCAGAGGCTGGTATTCAGTCGGCTTATCTGTTGCTCCATGCGTTCTGCCATGTGGACGATGGCCGGAACAAGATTGTCAGGGAGTTCCTTGCATCAGATTGCACGGATCTACTGTTCCTTGACGCGGATGTGACTTGGGAACCCGCTCACGTTGTCCAGCTTTGCCAGAGGGACAAGGAAATAGTCGGGGGTGTTTATCCCTACCGTAGAGAAGGTTCGGAGGAGATGCCCGTTCGACTGAAAGCAGGGGCGGTTGAGGAAGACGGCTTGTTGGAGGTTGAGGGTTTACCGACTGGGTTTATGAAGATTCGTCGGGATGTTTTGGAGCGCATGGCAAAGGACGCCCCAAAGTATTTCGACAAGAACGAAGTCACCGCATTGGTGTTTGATCGTCCCACCCCTGGAGAGGACATGACCCGATGGGGCGGGGATGTGGACTTCTGTAATAG